TAAGCGTGACCCACAGCGTCAGCTTTTCCTTTGTTTCTATCTGAGGTTTCTTGACCTGTCTGGGTATCGGCTTTCTGGTCATACAAGTTTGTCAATCTCGCGTTTAAGGTTTGTGATGTCAATGTTCAGCGTTATCTGTCGCATCCTGTATTCATAAATCTCATACTCATACTGGTGAAACTTCTTCACCGTATTGTCAATCTGCACCTGCAAGGCGTGTTCAGCGTTTTGCTTTTCCACCCTCTTTATAAACAGTTCCTGTTGCACCATTGCTTGAGGCTGGACGACTGGATACCACTTGTCGTAGCTGATCTTCATTTCTTCTCTCGCTCAAGTGCATCTTTGTATCCGTGAATGACTTTAGTTCTAAGCTCTGCCGAATCCGCCGCGCCAGCCCATTCTGACAAGTTGTTCCACATCACCACATAATCTTGTGATCGACAATGCTGTGCGTTGTTTGTCAGCCACATTGACATCTGCTGATGGCGCTCGGACGGATTGTGAATTGTCCAAGCAATTGACCAAAACTCTCGTACGTGACAGCCATTCTTGGCAACAGCGCCTACAAGCCCTAACAGCATTAATAGAATGAGCCAACGCATTTACCACGCCCAGCTCCATGCAATTATGTAAGTGCCATAAATAACAAAGGCCACTATACAGGCTGCGGCAATAAATGCTTCAGCCCAGTCCCACATGCTACTCTTCAACCTTTGCAGGCTCTGGAGGCTTGGCGGCTTCTTGAACGGCTTGAATGATTTGAAACACCTCTTGGTAGGGGCGCGTTCCAAGGTAACCAAGGACTTGGTTTACTACTTCAACGGGTAATTGCAGTTTCATGTCATTTCCTTTTCGGCTTTTTCCATAAGTTCTTTAAGTCTTGGGTCTTGCTCAACTTCTGATCGCCTTTTATTTCTCATTGCTTTTTCTTCGTCAGTCAAGTCAACAACAACCAAGTCAACAACCCATTGACCATTGTTTTCGTATGGTGAGCCAAATTGCAATTTTTGATTTTGCGTGTCAATTGCTGGCTCTGGAGAAACGGTTACTGGTGCATATGTGCTTGGACATACAAACTCTTCACCAATCTCTGGATGGTCTAAGCGAATGTCACCCTCATACCTAGGAAATTCAAGAGTTAAAAGATTGATGTAGTTCATGCTATTTTTGCAGTCGTTGGTATGAATGTTGTGTTGGCAATTGTTGGCGTTGATGTTGTTGATGTTACGCCTGACCCTGTTGAGTAAGAAGAGCCAGACCAAGAGCCAGATGCCCCACTGCTAATTGTGTAAGACGACGCGCTGTATGCCCAAGAGCCGTATGTGCCAGTAAGCGAACCATCCAAAGGCAAACGAATAACAACAGCCCGATTTGGTGTTGAATTCTGACCAATAGTCAAAATAAACGCAGAGTTTGTGTTGTCAATTGCTATTGAAGTTGGGAGTATGGTTGCGCCTGTGTAAACCAAATTTCTTTGCCACTGCAAAGTTCCTGACGAATTGAATTTCAAAATGGTCACAGTATTTGATGCGCCACTTGGCTGAGTAAAACTATACACATTACCACTTGAATCGCAATTCACTTGATGGTAGTAATAAAGCAAATCACTGCTGTACTTACTCCATGAAACGCTTGTTCCGTTACTTGCGTCGACTTTCCAAAGCGCCCATGCATAGGCGCTTGGGGCGTATGCGGCGACATATGTAAACGAATAAGTTGGGTCAACTACCGCAGACAATAGCCCGCCACCATAACCAGTACCCAAAGTTGTAAAGTAAGTAACAGCGCCATTGTTTTGCAATCTTATCAAGTAGGCTTCATAGAGGGTCTGACCTGCTCCTATGAAAATGCCAGATGAATTAACAGAACCATAAGACAGGTAAGCATAAGGTCGTGATGATAAAATGGTGGTTGACGCTTGAATAGCGCCAGAACTGTTTGTTTTTACCCAAACCCCATGCAATGAACCGTTTTGACCTGTGATGTAATGATTATTGCTTGAATCAATGCCAGCAAAATTTATTAACGCTATTCCAGTATTGACGGTTTCAAAATTCCATTGAGCAACGCCAGAAGAATTAAACTTTGAGTAAAACCCCGGTTGACTTGATGTGCTTGAATACCCTTGATTAAGTACATTGCCTGAAGAGTCTACTGTGCCGTTGTACAAAGAGCCTTGGTCTGCCCCACCCCAATGGTAAGATTTTGTAAAAATCAAATTGCCATTGATGTCAATTTTTGCAATGTTCCATGCTTGGACATACGGCCCCGCCGCAGGCGACATACCAAACACTGGGTAAAAATTGCCAGATGAATCGGTATTAACATTGTTTTGTTGCGTGCTAATAGTAGTGTAACTACCAGCAACAGGTGGCGCAATCGTCATAATCCAATAAATCGGCGGATTGTTGCCAGCGGTAGGCCAGATGCCTTGCACTGTCAGTTGCGCTTGTTGAGTCAGCGTCCAAATGCCTTGTGCCGTACTGTTGTAGTACGGGCCTGATGGGGTTGGCGGGGTCTTAGTTACCCAGCCACCGGGGTACTGTTCGCTCATACCTTCACCTCAATCCAAGATATTGTTTGTTCATCCCAATCATAAACCTTGCCATCATCTGGCTTAGGAATTGGGGGAGCAAACTGACAAATGTCTTCGTAAAAAATCCATGAGGCGGCAAACCCTGTATGAGTCCACTCCTCTTTGACTGCGTTTTGACGCGCTGTTTTTTCTTCTAAAGTCATTGGTCGAATGTGGTGGAAGTCTTGAAAATTGTTTCCAAACTTTTCGTAAGTTGTACCTTCGTAAATTTCGTAAACACCAAGAGGGGGAAACTCAAGGCGAACAAACTCAGCAAACTCAGGCGGTAAATTATTGGTGTCAATGTGTGGGAACGCTTGTACGAAGTTGTCGCCCATGATTGGATGGTCTACTGCAACACCGTTTTTAACGCGTATAAATAATTTCATGTTTTTCCTTTACACGGCGTTAGATGGGAAAGTCAAGCCACCCCATACGATTCGCACTCCACCAGCGTAACCTCCGCCAGATACACTTGCGCTTGTTCCTGCCGTACCTCCACCTTTAGACGCCGCGCCGTAACCACCGCCAGTGTTTGACATAGACCCGTTGTTGCCATAAGAGCCACCACGACCACCACCGGGTTCCCAATCACTTGTTGCGCTGTAAATACCGCCAGCGCCAGTAGTGCCAATACCGTACGCGCTTACGCCGCCGCCACCTCCGCCAAACGAGCCTGAAGTACCTCCAGCGCCGCCACCACCGCCACCAGAATTTGTTGCCGCCGCAAATCCGTTATTTGCACCTTGAGTGCCTCCATTGCCACCATTGCCTGCGTAGCCTCCAGCACCACCACCACCAGCGCCAGATGTACCTGAACCAGAACCCGCGCCGCCATCTCCGCCATTTCCGCCACCGTCACCAACATAAGTTCCGCCAGTAGAACTGCTTGTAGCCGCACCGCCTTTTACAGTGCCTGTAGAAATGAAATATGAATCAAGACCATTATTGCTGTCGCCAACTACGACGGTGTAGGAATTCCCCGGTGTAACTGCAATGTTGTTCTTCCATCCCAAGCCACCGCCACCGCGACCAATGTAAGCGTTGTTTGCCCACGCCAAAGTTGGGCCAATGCACACCACGCAGACCGAAGTAACGCCAGCAGGCGCGACAAATGAAAATGTTCCTACATTTTGAAAATATTGCGAACCGGGGCCACTACCAGTATTTGCCTGAAGTTGCTGACGCATAGTCCAAAGCCCAGTATCGTAACTTGTTGGCGCAGTATTTGATAACTTCGCACCTTTATATCGGAATGACATAAGTCGCCCCTATCAAGATGTGATTGCTTCGTATGATGCAGTCAGTTCAATCGCACTACCAGTACCAACAGTCACCACGATGGATTGAGCCTCACCAAGGTAAATCGCTGTTGTCTTGTCAATGATAATCAATGACGCATTTGCTGGAACACTGATTTGGTAAGCAATACGGTAAGCCGTACCGCCGCCGCCAGTTGCGCTGTTAACAGATACTGTTACTGCAACAGCAGAACCGGTCACATTGGCCGCAACAATGTTGTCAATCTTGTTGACTGTACCAACGGCAGGAGTCAGCGCAGTCCATGTGGTTGCGGAGCTTCCAGTACTTGGGATTAAATACGACGTGTTGCCGTAAATCGAAGTTACGTTAACTATGTTTGGATTTGCCATTTATTGCTCCTTAGAACCCGAAAATCATCGCCATAGCGATGGACTTGCCTGTTGTAATACCGCCTGAAGCGGTCTGGAATGTTGGCGCTACGCCTGTGCCATTTGATGTCAAAACTTGACCAGCCGTGCCTACAGCGGTTGTCGCTGGAGCGGCTCCTGCGCCACCACCATAAACAATACCGTATTGCGTCAATTCGCTAGATGATGCCCATGCGCTTGCGCTTGAAAAGTAAGGGACGCCACCTGATGTACCAGCAACCGTCAAGGCTAAAGTGCCTGCGCCAGTAATAGGAGAACCAGCAACTGAAACGATGCCACCAGTAAATGACTGAGCAACGCTAGTTACTGTACCGCCTGTACCTGTAGCATTGATTGTGATTGCACCCGAAGCGTTGGTAATGGTTACGCCTGTACCCGCAGTCAGTGTTGTACGAGTAAAACCTGTGCCGTTGCCAATGTCTAATTCACCGTTAGCTGGTGTGGTTGTAAGACCTGTTCCACCGTTAGCAACAGGCAACGCCGTACCTGACAAAGTAATCGCCAATGTACCGCTCGTGGTAATTGGAGACCCTGCAATGGATAGGAACGCTGGCACAGTAGCCGCTACGCTTGAGACTGTACCTGTAGAAGCCGCATTAGATGCCAATAACTTGACGGTGCCTGCGCTGTTTTTAAAGTACAGCTTCTCGTCTAACGTGTTTAGCGCCAACTCACCAGCGACTAAGTTACCAGAAGTAGGAACAGCAGAAGCAGTCGTGCTGTAGTACAGCGATATGGGTGTATAGCCTGCTTGAGACATTAGAAAGTTCCTCCTGAGATTCCGCCAATTGCGATGAATGCGCCTGCACCATCTAAACTTGCCACTTCGGTTGTAGCCCCATACCATTTAAATTTAAATGAAGCATTATTTTCTGGGATGCTAGACCACATTGTTGCGGCGTTAATACCCATAGCGTAATCAGCTACGCTACTGCTTAATGAAGGATATAACACCAGTTTAGTACCAGCGCTTCTTGTCGTAAATGCTGGCGCTCCTGTGCCGTTTGTATTGAAATCAATTCGGTTGCTAGTTGCACCGTTCAAATAAATCTGTCCAGCGCCATCTGTTGGGCTTCCAGTGCCAGTCGTAGTAACTGTCGTTGCTCTAACTGTAGATGCTGTTGTTGCGCCAATTGTTGTGCCGTCAATCGCACCACCAGTCACTGCAACAGAGTTTGCATTTTGAGTAGACATCGTACCCAGACCAGACACCTGTGTATTAGCAATTGCAATAGCTGTGTTGCCAGCCAAAGTTAACTGACCTTGCGCATTGACCGTAAACGTACCAACTTGACTAGCAGAGCCGTAGGCTCCAGCAGTGACCGCAGTATTGGAGATGCTGAATTGGGTACCTGTCAGCGTGAGGCCAGTGCCAGCAGAGTAAATCTGAGCGGAAGAAAATTGAACAAATGTAATGTTGGTTACGCCGAAAACAATAGTGCCAACAGTGTTGCAAATGTAAGTTTCGCCTGCACCTGTATTGCCAGCCTGCACAAAGAATGCGTCGCCTTGACCTAATGAATTAGGGCTGAAAGGTGCATATGTGTCTGCATCAGTTGCGCGAGTTAATACCCAGTTTGTCGAGCCATCACCCACCACAGTAACGGTGTACACGCCGTTTTGAGTTTGGTTGGTTTGGTTGTAAATCAACACACGCATACCAACGGTAGTCAAAACACCGTCAATGGTCAAAGCCGCTTGAGTGCCTGCATTGGTCAACGTAGCGCCTACGCCTACGCCAGCCCCGCCGGGTTGGTTATAGGTTGCATTTAAGTTTCCAGCCGTGTTTGGTGACTCAACATAAACAGGCGAGTGGAAGTGAATTCCAGATGCGGCAAGCGTATCCACATACTGCTTTGTCGCCAACTGCAATGCGGTTGTTGGGTCTTGCGTTACAGCAACAGAAGTCAAGCCACCTAGAGTTAATGCTGTACCACCAAGCGCAACGTTGGTTGTACCAAGCGTAATTTGACTGTTGGTTAGCGCATTGTTTGGGATGTTTGTAAACGTGTTGGTCGCACCGCTCATTGACTTGCCTGTCAACGTTTGCGTGCCTGTCAATGTTGCAACAACTGCTGTATCGATTGCAATTGTTACAGCAGCAGAACCATTGTATGAAGTACCTGTTAGACCTGTACCAATAGTTAAAGCATTGGAAGCTGTTGCAGTAACCGTAACAGAACCGCCTAGACTAACAGAAGAACCATTGATCGTAATTGCGCTGTTTGTCAACGACGCGTTAGCAATATTTGATAGCGTATTAGTTGAGCCTGAGATTGACGTACCTGCAAATGTGGTAATCGTAGAGCCTAAAGCTACAGACGTTGACCCAATTGTAATTGTGCTATTTGTCAGACCTGCGTTAGGAATTGTTGCAAACGCAACCAGCGGATTAGTACCAGTGCCATACAAATAACCAGTTAAGGACGTTGCACCAGTTCCACCAGACGAAACATTAAGCGTGCCGCCTAAAGTAATAGCGCCTGAAGTAGGCGTAGATGGCGTAAAACCGGTTGAACCCGCACTGAATGAAGTTAAGCCGCCTGCAACTGAAAACTGCCGCCATAAGCCTGCAGAGTACCCATCAAACGTTTGAGTATCAGTATTAAAGCGAAACTGACCATTAGCGCCTACCGGTTGCTGTGCAGAAGATCCTTTAGGCACAGTCATACTTGACGTACCGGGAATCACAGGGTTGTCAGCAATGCTTATAGTGGGGTTGCCAGAACCATTACCGTCTGTGACAGTAATTTGATCAGTTGTGCCAGTAATCTGGCGACCTGCTATGGTGGATCCACTAACAATTGCCAGCATGCCTGTGCCAGATGCATTTGCAATAGCCGCAGCAATGCCTGTCAGTTGAAACGTTGGATTACCTGATACGCCATTACCATCAGTAATCGAAATGCCGTTACCTGAAGCTGTTAATGTTCTAGGCGCAACGGTTGAGCTGCCTGTCTTTGCAATGATGCCATTGCCTGATGCTTCTAAACTACCAGATGCGCGGTTCAATGTTATTTGCAACGTTGACTGCGCGCCGCCATCAACTAATCCTATACCTGTGCCGCCTGATAGCGCACGGCTATTAGCCAGTTGCGGAGTCTGATTAAGCGTTAAGTATGTATACGGCTGACTTGGCGACGCTGAAATGGCGCCTGTTGTCGTCTGAACCGTAACGCCGTTCTGCACAATAGGCACTGACTCTGTGCCTGTGATTGCACCAGCTGTTGGCAGTTGCGTAATTTGTATATTGGCCATATTACGGACTCAGGTTATCAAGGTTGCCATTATTCTCTGGATCATCAGTATTCTGCTCCGGCGAGATATTGTACGTATTATACGGCCCAGTGATTAACGAGTCTTGCTCTACAGCAATATTAACATCAGGCCTTGGAAATCTAAGTGCAATCTTTTCAGGCTGCCGCGCAGGTAAACGGTACGGGTCAAACTGATCTCTGCACCCATGATCACAGACTTTTAAGCCCGGGAAATTAGGATCGGGTCCCAGTTCAACGTACGCTCTCTTCATGTGACAGCGGTCACAAATTGCAATACTTAATACAGCATTGCCAAGAGTATCAAGCGTACGTGGCATACTTACCTTGTATAGTAACTAATATTCGGAGCCCAGTAAATAGGAGATTTGTCTCTTTCTTCCTGTTCCGCAATATTCCAATACTTTTCAGCTTGCCCTTCAAGATACTGAATACGTTCACCCGGGACTGTAGGCAGCTCCATAGCCATCTGGTGCGCAAGCATGTTCTGAACGGCAAGATACCATCGCTGAGGAATTTCTATCTCACCTGATAGATCACCTACATCTTGAATTTGCCGATGTCTCCAGACCACGAGTTGTGGCGCGAATGATGACGGCGCGGGCCACAAGTACATTGCAGGCTGGGGAATGTTTCTGTCAAACCAATACTGCAAGGGATAAAGGCTTGTAAAGTTCTTGTTAGGCAGGTTGGTGTAGTCATCACGATTCAAACGAGCCAGTGGAATTTCATTGGCATTTGAGCCAAATACCACCTGATAGACACCCATGTTGGCGCCTGCTGTTTGTAAGATTCTCCAATATGGCGTGCTGGCTGAAGGCTCTAAGTCATAGTAAAGCCATGTGCCTGCAGCCCAAGTAACGGCTCCAGGGCTATAAACCGTTGTCCATGTTGACCCATTGGTAGAAGACTGAATTGAGATGGTCACTGAGCCGGATATTGCCGGTAGTATACCCACAGTCCCCATGTAGATGTCATTTCCAGACCCGTTATTGATACCAATAAAACCCGAGTTGTTGGTTAATTGACAAATATTGGTGTACTGGCCATCAAAAGCATTGGCTGCATTGCCTGAAGAGCTATTTGCGCCGGTGTTATTAGCCGTCACTGTGCGGTAGTTGGCGTTCAGTACGTCCACCGTGCCAGTTGGCAAATAGTAAACGTACTTATCAGGATTAAGACCTACAACGGTCTTATCAATGCACCAATACTGAATTCCGCGATTGGCAAGGTTAGATAGCAAATAGTAGAGACTGTCTTTAGCCGCTGCTACTTGCTCATTGGTTAACTCTTCAGCCAGCTTGCCAGAACGACGCGCGCCATGATCAATTAGCTTTTGAACCGTAATTGTTGTCTGTCCAACTGTTCCACTAGTGCTCATACATTACCACCCTGGGCAGTTCCAACGTTTAAGAGATGCGGCTTTACGCGTAAGCTCGCCTTTTTCATCACGCTTAGGCCCCGGCATTCCAGACATTCTGGCGCAGAATGAATCCTTACGGCCTTGATCGGCTTTAGTTTTTGGGTGCGGTGCAGGCGCTTTAAGATTAGAACCAGTTGCGCGATTGATTTTGTCACGGCCTTTTTGAGTTAAGCCAGCCCCACGACTTGTGGGTAGCTTCTCACCACGAGAGACTGAGAGTCTAGGGTCGCCGCCATCTTTCATTTTTTTGTCTGCTTTCACAAACTCTTTGCCGACTTTTTGTGGCACACCACCAAAGCCGCCCTTGGTGTGAGCGGCGGCTTGCATCAAACGATGTTGGGCTGGTGATTTGCTTGGCATGATCAACCGTAAAATTTAACCATCTCTAGGACGACGGTGTAGAAGTCACCATTAGTAGCATCAGCAGTGCTAAACAATACATCACCAGTTACGCCAGTGCCTGCGTTGTTAGTCAAACCGCCGAACTTATCAAAATCCATTGTGTATTGAGAATTTTGTGGCACACACCAACAAAATACATCTGTGGTTGCATCCCAATAAATCTGTACTTCCAAGCCATGCGTTGCAGCATGGATCTTTGTAATCGTTACTCTGGTACAAGTTTTGCCAGAAGCACTTGGTGTTAGCGCAGAAACATCTACCTTCAAAACTTTGCTTTCACCAGTACCGTCAGAAAGGTTGGTGAATTTCATAATTGCCATTCGCTCACCATCAAAGAGCGTTTGACTTGCGACTGCATCAGCCATATTTTTCTCCAATTAAAAGGAAGGGGCCGAAGCCCCGACCTTGATTAGCAAGAACCGCCGTAAGCTTTTTTCATCTTACCACCGGTTTTGTACTTTTGAATTACGCCACCTGTAGCGTACTTCTCAATTACTCCACCAGTTTTCAGACCTTTATGCGCTTTAGACGCAGGCTTAGCAGCATGAGACTTAATGTCACCCTTAATGCCTTTAATAGCTGACATCTCAGCCTTATGCATCTTAGAAGACTCAACCTCACCGCCTTTTTTACGCATCATTGGCATTGGGCCGGTTTCCATTTTTGTAGGAATACCACCCATACCAATACCGCGTGAAGGCATGGCAGGAGCCATACCACGACGAGCTGCCATAGGGGCGCCACGTGCAGAAGCGCTTTCAGGAATAATACCCTTTTTAGCTACTGCACCGCCTTTTTTGAGCTTTAGCTCAACTGAAGGCTCAGTGGTTTTCATCTTAGGCATTGGTTTAAATTGGCCCATGATTAACGCTCCTTCGCAGCAAAGATGTAATCAACTGTCATAGTCTTTGCGACTGCTTCACCATTCTGAATAGCAAAACTAATAGTTAAGTCTTCATCATCAGGCAAATTAGTCACAGCAGACGTGCCAGCTACAACACCGTTTACACAATATTGCATTACTGCACCACCATCGTAGTTGAAGCCCAAGGTAATGAACGTGTCATTAGCCATGGTTGCAACTGAAGTAGTTGTAGCAGTGCCGTTCTTTTCAACCAAGAAGCTCACCGAAGTTGAGCCATCAGCCTTTGTGAAGAACACGCCATCACTGACGTCCAGTGGTGAAGTATCAGTAATTTGCAAACCAATTGAAAAGTCAGATTGGGTAGCATCACTAATCTTGAAGCGAGCTTCAAAGTATAACTGTTTACCAGAAGAGAAGCGAAATGACTCGCCTTTTTTCTGGAGTGCAACCAAATCGTTATCAGCCGCAGTGTTGGTAATCAACAGTAAACCACCGTCGCCATCTGTCAGAGCTTGTGTAGCGCCTGCATCTGTCTCAGTTACTGTCCAGTCACCAGCCACGTAGTAGTCAAAATCTTCCATGTAAGAATGGAATTTAGTTGGCGAGGGCATGCCCAAGTCAGCCAAAGAGTTTGACTCTCCCACATTGGTCAAACCAAATGGGAAGCGCGTGTTATAAATATTAGCCATTGTCTTTTCTCCTTAATGCGTAGGGGCCGGAGCCCCCACTTGGGTTTAGACGCCGGGTGTACCGTACATTGAGCGCCAGTCAGTCCAACCAATGTCATAACGCTCGGTGGCTTTATAACGCATTGAGTCGGTCTCAAAGTCGCCTTCCATGGTCTTTTCCAAGCCACGGCGCATCATCAACTTCATGCCTTCAGGGGCATCAGTCTGAACCCACCAAGCTGTGGCAGATGTCAAACGAGAGATAACTGAAGCACCTTCAGGCATCAAACCAATAGACTTAATTGGGTTGATGTCGTTGTTGGCTGTACCAGCACGAAGAACGCTCTTCAACAGAACTTCAGCTTGGAAGACATTACCAGGAGCAACCACCAACTTCAGGGGCTGCAAGCGGATCTTCTTGCCGTTGTTGTCCACTGCTTGACGAACTTGGATCAGCATCTGCTCCAAGGAAGTCTGGCTCAAGTTAGCAGCTGTGTTCAGCAAATTGCTTGCTGTACCGCTAACCAGTGGGTGTGTAGAAGCATTCAACTGAACGCCGTCGCCGCCAGCATACGCTGAGTTGAACGCTTGGTTCAACACGTTGGCTGCCAATGTCTCTTTGGTTTCCACCAAAGATTGGGCCAAATGCTTAGCGTAAACTTGACCAATACGGATGTGGTCGCCGTCTTCAACCAATACCTTGGTCAATGCAAAGGCCAAGCCATACACATTGTAGAGGTAACGCTTGAGGAACAGCACGCCACCTTGTTGGTAAGCAACAGGGCTGCCGTCAGGCAACTGAGGTGCTGCACCAAAGCCGTACAAGACAGGCTCTTCGTGGTAGTTACGTGGGATACCTTGTTGTTCACGGAAGACCGTGGACCATTCGTCCGAACGTTGATCGTAGACACCGTCGAAGCATTCATTTAGAATGGGTTCGACGATACTACGAAAGTCGGTACTGCGCATTGGAGCTGCCATGGTTCACTCCCTCCTTTAAACGGCAAGAACGGACGCATTGAACTGCGACTCGTTAATGGTTACGCGCACAATCGTGTACGCATCGCCCCAAGCATTGTCGGGGTACGGGGCCAAGTCACGAATCAACATTTGTGCGCTATTACCAGCGCCAGCCAATGTGGTTGACAAGGTGCAAGCAGACAAACCAGTTGTGGTTGAGCCAGCAGTGGTGTTGCTCAAGTCAGCCATGTCACCCACGGATGTTTGTGCTAACGAACCAGCAGCTTGGATCTCATACACAATGTTGGGATCGTTGTAGTAGTAAGCGACGCATGTGCCAGCTTGGTACGCAGTATTTGCGGGCCAGTTGTTGGATACACGAGCACGGCCGGTAGTGTCAGTCCACTGAACGCCAGCAAAGGCGCCTTGGAATGCATCACCGGCAGCGGCGACGACGATATTACCTGAAGTGTTCAACTTTACGGGTTGACCTTTTAGGATAGCCGTGTTATAGGCAGAAGCAATGCCATCCGCCAACGTCACAGCGCGATCTAACCCTGAGGGATGATACGCGGGACGAAGACCAAACGGCGCATTAGTTGCACTCATGATTGAGTCCTTTCAAAAATTGAAATAAAAACTTTGTCATGTTTACTCAAAAACAGGACGTGGTTTAACTTTTGCATCGAATCCTACGCCGCCGCCTTCAATTGAAACCAATGTCTTGCCATTGCTATCGCGTTCACCCAGCAATTGTTCTTGCTGAACTTTAATCTTTTCTTGCTCTTCCATAGGGGCAAGGTGATGAAGTTCATACATCAGCTCTTGATAAATGTCCATAGGCAATTTATACAAAAGCATCTCGTTGCAAGCAACAAAACCTGTGTGTTCGCCAGCTTTCACTTTCAGATGCTCAAAGCCGGGTAATTCTTCGGCTTTTACTGGTTCGTAGCCCAGTCGCATACGCTTGTGAATTGGATCATATTGGTTGGTAGAAGACAACCAGCATAGGTGGTATCCCGGAATCTCGGGAGGGGTCGGAAGCGCTTCTTGAAGCCACTCCGAGCGGAACATCCTACGACGCTCCTCGGAAGAAACAAAGTTTTCTTCAGGTGCAGCACGCGATGCATCTTGCATAGCACGATTCTCACGTCCTGCGTTGGTATTCTTTTTGATACGATCATCCATGATTATTTCCGTTTCTGTTGTTTGTCATATTCTGCGAACTTGCGAATCATTTTGTTTCGCTGCTCAACGTTATCCCACATGCCCGCCTCTTTAATGGCGGCAACGCGCTTAGGGTCAACGATGTATTCGTTGGCTCTTGTCGTCGCTGTAGTATCACGTCCTGAACTTGTCACAACAGACCTCGGTCTCTGGTTTCTCGTACCATTACTATACCCCGAATTATATCGGTGTGGTAAATATTTTTGCAATCTGTCGTCGAGCTCATCCCAATAGTCGGGAAGTGCTGGGTCGTAGCCTTCTTCGGTCAACGCCACGTCAATGGTCTGAGCAATCTTAGAATCTGCGTCCTTCAATTGGGGGTCATACCACTTATTCTTATCGATCCAATCTGAGGCCATTTTCTGGACCATTGGGTCGGGAAGTTTAATGTTCTGCGAGGATTGCGAAAGCTGCTTGTTAGCATTTTCACGCAATGACTGCAAAGACTCTAAATGCCGCTGGCTATCGTACCAGAGCTGCTGAGCTTTGGTAACTTCTTCACCATTTCGAGCATTGACAGCCTCTTGTAGCTTCATTTTGGCGTACTCAAGCCTTGTACCAGCATCATCAATGGCCTTGTCGACCCTTGCTAGCTCGGCACCAGACGTGCGTTTCTCCAAAAGAGCTACTCGCTCCGCCATTTGCGAGTTTTGTTTTCGCAATGCCGTGATTAAATGATTAGATTCACGGGCTTTTTCACGATGAAGTTGCTTCTTAAGCTTTCTTTCTTCACGTCGAGCGGCACGAATGGCCTCTCTTTCCGGATCGTCTGTGGTAGAACCTTCACCATTGTCATCTCCGAGTCCCTCAGCATCATCTGATGCATCAGATATGCCATCTTCGTCATCATCAGACTGGGGATTTGACATTCCTTCGGGTAGTTGCGCAATCGCAGACCCGTCTTTGGTCTCATCAACCTGCATTTCCAACTTTTCAGTTGCATTCATATATCATCCTTTCAAAGCTTAAATAAAAGCTTTAATGTCACGAGGATCGCCAGTGACTTTGCCAATGAGTTCATGATCATTGAAGAAGGTGAAAAGGCATTTGCCCTCTGCGCCTTGCTCGTCTTTGAAATCAATCTCCCATCGATCACCGCCCCACTTTGGTACGCGAACAAAGTCGCCTACCTGTGCCCATGCGCCTTCAGGCCAAGACTCCATGGACTCGCGTTTCTTAAAAGCAAGAGGCCCGATAGCAATGACTTTCCCAACTTGGGTATTCCATTTCTCGGTCTCTTTAGTTTCTTGTGGAATAAAAATTCCAGCAGATGAGACTTTTTCTTTAACTGCTCGTAACTGCACAAGAATTCTCGCGCCATACGGTGCCATCAAAGGGTCTATGGTAGGGAACGCTTCTGCAAGCGTCTGTTCAATGTCATTCGACATTTTTTTCCTCTTCTAAAAGTTGGTTAATGATAAACAAGGCTTCCTCCAAGCCTTGGTGCTGGCCAACTAAGCGCTGGTAGGCTTCAAATGTGACTGCGTTTCCCTGAACTAGGGATTCAGCAATTCGCTCTTGCCTTTGCTTAATAAGACCAATGAAACCTGCAAGTGTTGCCATGTTTAGCGGCCACGACCTGCAGACTTCTTCACGGGGATCGCGATGGTTACAGCAAAGCCAGACATCTTCTTGGCGGCTCCGCCTTTTTTCATCGTCGCAATTTTACCAGTAGGCTTAGGCAAAGGTGGGGGCGCAGAGCCACGTGCTGGTAAATTAGCCACACGAGACTCAGGCATCACACTGCCGCCTGACTTATATTTTTGAATAACGCTTTTGCCTTTGGCCATGGCTGTGGACTCGCCCATTCCCATTGCCAAGCGCTTGTGCATGTTAATGCCTTCATCAGCCATTTTGAGCTCCTAGAGTTTGTTGAATTAGATTCTGCGCTTCTAAAGCAGTTTTAACCTGCTCATACTGTAAGTTAGCGGCATCGCGCGTAAGGTCCGCTGACTTAATTCTTTCTTGCGTAAGATTATTCTCAGTATTCTTAGCCATATCGGCTTGGAGTTTCTGAGTTGCAAGTTGCATGTCTTGCTGAAGCTTTGCAGCTTCCAATTGCATCTCGGCTTGATCTTTGGTAGCGCGGCGCTGTGTCTCTGCCATGCTGGTTTGGATGAATGCTTGAGTTGCGGGGTCGGTAGGCGGTTGGCCTGACAATTGCTTAATGGCAGCAATGGCGTTTTGGATGATAGGCGGCAATGCCTTAAAGGTCTCACCAGTATCCTTATGCACATGCTGCGCAACGGCTGCAAGCAACTGATCCGCGCCTTGTGGCAATGTTTGCTCTTTCAAAACATTAAATGGCCTATTCAACGCAGCGCTGCTATAAGAATCCACTTGGTTAAGGTACCATAACGTCAAGTGCTGCTTCAAATGCTCTAAACACAATGGAATGAAAGCCGGAGCCATGATTGGATTGGCACCATACATTGGGTCTTGCAAATAATCCAAGTGAACCTGAATGTGAGCCAAGTGATCTTGCCGCGGGAACGCACCGGCGTGGCGACCAAATGTCATGGCCACATTCTCCAATGCCGGATTCATTTCCTTCACCTCATTAGGATCGGGTAGAACCTCGTTAATGTCAGGCAACTTAATCTGCTTGAGGATTCGTTTCTCAACAGCAAGGCGGTTGTACAAGTCAGGGTTTTTCTCAGCTCGTGCAGCCAAAGTCTGGATCTGCGCGTACCGTTGCGTTTCAGCAAAGATATGAGGGTCAGACACTGGAACAATGTCGGAGTTCTTGGCAAAGTCTTCTTTAGTGACTTCCAAGTCCTCAACCATGTCGCCCTTGACCTGCTCATCCAAGTACCAGTTATTCAGCCTTGCAATAACTTTCAACACACGGCGTTGTGAGTCATGGAGTCTTGCATGCACAGCGCTAAACACCGCAGCGCCTTGCTCAATCAAAGCTTGCGTTGTGCCAACCGGCGCGTTAGATGTAATGTCTGCAATCTTTTCTTCGCTTGTGGTGACCACGCCCTTAGCGGCATTGGATAACCAACCAAGAAGTTCCAACAGCACAGGAGAGGGCTGGTTAAATGGCAATGGCATGGCAATCTTACGAATGTCATCCACACCCGGTGCGCCTTCAATCTCACTGACCTGCGTAGGCTCAATGGTTAATGACTGGCCTGATATCTTGGCGCCTTTGAGCTTAAGCATTGTGGGCGCCGTAGTAATATGCGCGGAATCCAGCAACGCCCGCAATGCTCCGGTAAGCGCTGCAGATAAGCCACCAATAAGATGCGGTAAACCGATTGCATAAGCACCTCGCCATGGAATGAACTTAAACTCAATCAACCAGTCCAACTTGGTCATGGTCTTATCACCGTCCGACCAGTTACGATACAAGCCAACAACCTCAGTTGTCAGGTCATCAATCATTAAGATGTACGGGGCGCGCTTGCCATCTGAGTAATTGTCATCATCAAGGTTCAGCCAAGTGTAGATGTGGTATACACGGCGAACGCCGTCTACGTTATCCGCTTGGCTCTTACGACCCTCAATCTTATTGTTTGCCTTTTCAGCTTTGGACTCTTCAGGCTCCATGCTGGCACGAACAATATCAATGTCAATGTATAAACCACTATCAACGCGTTCTTCAAATACTTCCTGCGTAATGTCTTGTACTTCCGTTACGCGGCCTGCGGTGTAGAAGTTTACAGCTGCAAAAGGCAAGTACACATTGTCAATAGGTACAAACTCAGCGCAAGGCCTACGCTTCTGCTCGTCATACCAGATCTTCATGTATTGGCTACCACCAAGCGGCAACTGCGTCAGCAACTGCTCTTCCTCGTCGCGGTATTCTTCAATCTGCTCCGTGAGCTGCCAGTTCATGTAGTCGCGCTTACGCTCGGCGCGTTCTACCTTCTCATCCGTAGTCTCGCCAATGATCTTGGTTTTAACCGGCCCATCGGCGGGGAATAGTTCCTTGATGGCGCGAGCTGAGAAGTCAACACAAGCCTCAGCCATAACAGGGTGGACAACCTTGCTGGCTCCGGTAAACTGCGCCCCGCCCGGCGCATCATGGCCTAAGCCCGTACGACGCAGACCTTCTTCATATTGCTTATCACGTTCTTCACGAGCTTCTTTGTCTTTCTCAATTAGCTCAACGTACTTGTGAGCTAATTTGCTGAGATCATAGCTGGTAAGTACATCAGCTAAGTTTTCATAAAAGTCAGGCTCACCCTCAGGCCCTTTGGAATCATCTTCCATCCTTACGATAGCTGAGCCGTCGGGCAATTCTTCTACTTCCGGAGTCTCATCTTCCATCTCATCAAACATGGTGAGAGCAGAAGGCCCAGCGGCTTCGACTTCTTCGTCTGACATAGGCTCGATAAAGCGATCGAAGTCCGGTGGGATTGGCATCTGTGTGGCCATAAATTATTTTCTCCGCATCATAAGTGCATACCGCATTTGGTCTGTAGTCGGATTTTGTTGGACTATACCACCATTTGCCTTCTTGATGAAGGCTTTATCCTGAGTTTGTGTACGAGATGCGCGTTCAGCTTCTTCTTGTACGAGATCTTCCAGCTCGGCCTGAGACTTGGCGCGTTGCCCCAACCTTGCTCCAATCGTGTTATTGTGGGTATCCATATCATAGTCAGCAGGCATTTTACCCGTAAACATAGATTTGACAGATTGGAGCGGTGAAGTAACGTACTCGTGTGCTTTGCCTAGAAACTCAGCAGTCTTAGGTCCGTACTTACGTGAAAGCGTGCCTGCTGCCAACATATGCCTTGCAGCGTCCCGTTGGTCATTTTGACCTTTTTGTCCAGGGTACATCTCATAGGCCACAGTCTCCGAGTAAGTCGGGACACTGAACAAGTACGGCGTTTTGACTTCAGGTTTTTTGACTGATCCACCGGCTTGGTAACCACGAACTGGCCCGCCATCAGCGTTGCCTTCAGGTAAAGCGTCTATGTCATCAGCTCGACTTTCAAGTTCGTCGGCAACTAAGCGAAGAGTGTTGCTTTGCAAATCAGTTGTTCTAAGCGTAAAGTCGCCTAACGAGTCGCCGACGCCCATAACTTCTTCAAGAAACTCTCTAGCATTGCGCGAATCACGCAAAATGTTAGCAATTCGTCGATAGTCGGCAGAAGTCGTAATAGGGTCATCCACGCTAAAATCAATCAGCATATTAGTAATTTGCGGCACACGAGCAATAATTGCTTGCTGTCGTGGCGTTACCGCAGGCGGTACGCCATTTGGATTCAGTGCTCTAAGTTGCGCGTCAGCCTGCATACCTTGCAGAATATGGTTTAGGTTCAATGCTGTACGCTGCGCAGCACGATCACGCTCCATGGGAGGCAATCCACGCAGTATCTCGTGATCAAACGTGCCATCATTCAATGCTTGAACAGTGTCACGCAGGTCAGCTATATCCGCACCCGCCTCGTTTGAAAGACGTATTGCAAAGTCTGCAGGGCTAAACTCAATGTAGTTTGCGCGTTCACGAAGTGCTTGCGCATAATCGCGACGCTCAGTGTCCGTTAAAGAGATCCAAGGGCTATTTGCAGTTTGATCTACTGGGTTGCTTAAACCATTTGCCAAGAAACGCAAGTCATCAGGATTTAATTCTGGATCATTCAATGAATTTTCAAGTTGAATCATAGCGTCATTGCGCTGATTATCAAGATCTGCGCCACGAAGTCTAAAATCTACAAGCCGTACATCAATTTCATTAATCACATTTTGAATTGCTGATGCCGCAGCTATGCCGGCAAACCCTTCTCGCTGAAGATACGGAATTTGAGCTGCAAGATCATCTCTATAGCCTTGCAAATAATTTCCAAACCTGTTAAGACTACCGGGCGTATCGCCTATTTCGTTTAAATTGTTTTCGGTATAAAGTCTTCCTACGCTTGTTGCAAAAAGCTGAGTGATAGCTTCGTTATGCTCATCTGACAGCAATCTAGCCTGATTCCCTATTTCCCTGTTAATTTGCATTAGTGCAACACTTGCCTGATCTTGAGTAGCAGGTCGATATTCTGCAGGCTGTTGCTGTTGTGGTGGCGCAATAGATTCTTCAATCTGCGTTGCAAGATCACGTAATGCGTCTAATACAGCTATATGCTCAAGTGCAGGGTCAGCTGCGCGCCTCAAAGCAAGTGCATAGCCTGCAGGATCTATCCGAGGTCTGTTGTTTTCGGCAACGCGTTGCGCAATAGTATCAAAGCGATCAGCAATAACAGGCGTAAAATTTGTAGCTACGACATCAGCAATTCTATCTACCGCACGAACCCAATCAAACGGTTGCGCAGGCGCATTAGCTGCAGGCCCTACTTCAGGCTCCCAATCGCGTATGTACGCGGTATACATATCGTCAGCCAACTCATTTAGCGCAGTCTCAACAGACCCTCGTACAGCAACTTCAGCAGCACTTCGCAATGCTGTAATAAATGCGTCAGTATCGCGCACAGGATCAAGACCACTGCCTTCAGTAATCACGCGGAAAACTGAGCGCAGTTCATCGCCTGCATCAACACCCATTTGTCGATCAAGTTGCAATGCTGCGTCATGCGTCATTCGTAAATAATCAGGCACTTGCTCAGGTAGTAAACGATTAGCATCTCTCCAACGAGCAAACTCTTCAACCATGACTTGGTGAATACCTAAGCCTGCCGGAGAGTCGTCGACATCAGCTTCCCAACGTTGCGAAAAGTCTTGCAACCAGTTTACTTGCTCAGGCGATAAACGATCACGGTATTGCGCAAGCAACTCTTCAGTATCCATGTTAGGTATTGGGTCACCTTGCACTGCAACAGCACGTGTGCGCGGTTGTTGCGCAGCTTCTGCAGCTTGACGCTCGCGTACATAAGTTGCTTGCAATCCTACAGTTTGCAGTAACTCAGTAATGCCATCAGCAACAATGTTAGCAGCAATGCTATGACTGTTAGCATACTCAGATTCAAGATCATACAAGCGTTGATTCAAACGGTCCAACGCTCTAACAGGGCCTTCTGCTTGCAATTCGCGGGCAAAAGTTTGTTGAATGTCATTAAAGAATGTTTCAGCAAGAGATATGCGGTTTTCTTCGCCAGCTTCAGTAAACGCAACACGCTGTGAGTCCAGAACATTGTCAATTGCCGATGATACAGCACCCGACGTATACGCGCCTATACTTTCGCTAGGTCGCTGGCTCATAACTGCAGGTACTGAAGCTTGTGGCTCATTGGCTTTTAAGTTCTCAATATGATTGCGAATATCAGCACGTGTAACAAACCTTGGCAAACCTGCAAGGTCGTAGCGCTCAAACTGCGATATAGGCATATCAATCATACCAGCCAAGGCGCGATTTTGCATACGCTTTCTATCATTAATGCCTGTGTGGTCATACAGGAAAGTGCCAACGTCGTGGATCGAGTCCGCACGGCTGTTAAGATACGACTTAATGCCTTCAACATATTCAGGTTTGATCTTGCCATTTTTACGGCCTGACGCAAAGTGAATGTTGTACTTACCATCCAATGATGAAGGGTTAAGGTCAAAGATTGCAACAGGCTCACCTGTTACTGTATCTCTAAAGCTTACCATTTGCGAGCCATTTGCAACAGCGTTAATGAAGCCCATCCTAGGGCTGGTTGCATCAGGGTTGCGCTGTCCTGTGACAATGTCGTAAATTGGAATGTACTGACGATCACCGGTGCCGGGATGCCAAGGGTTTGGCCTGTCTCTAACATTACCGCCTTCACCAATACAGACGTCCAACGCTAAGGTGTCTTCACTTACCAATTGTCCGACCTGCTCAGGCGTAAAGCGATTGGTGATCTCCAACGCGCCAACATTACCAAAGACTTTGTCATTAGGAATATGCGTATCTGCTGACAACTTAAACTGCGCGTCAGCATCCATCTTAAACTGCTTTTCTTTAGCTTGCGCAAGCTTTTCAGCAGCAATCCTACCTTCCGCAGTATCGCGTATGTACTTCTCAACAGTCATCTTAGGCACTTTGTCCAAATGTATTTTACGCGACATCACGTCGCTGTAAAAGCTTTTTGCAAGATCTTCAAAGCCAAGATTGCGCAACTGAACTGGGTTTGCAATGTATGCGCGCTCAGTATCAGGCGTTTGCATCAACGCAGGATAGAACTGCCGCTCACTATACTCAATTTCTTCTTTTAAGTTTTTGGCAAAAGGCGCATGAATTGCCTTGTCAGTTGCGTTCTCATACGCAGCACCTAAACGCAAATTGTCAACCACTTTTTGCTGTTTCTTGTACGCGGTGTTTGCTTTGTCAGACTCGCGTGATGCTTGAGCAAAAGGCTCATACCTTCCAAGGTTCATACCTTCAACAACAACGCCCGTGTTAGGGTCAATTGCCCCGTAGCCTAATTGCTTGGCAATTGCTTCTTGTTCGCGTTTACGAGTTGCTGCATCGCCTGATTGTTGTACCAAGTCAGCTAATTTCTGATCTGCTGCAACCAATGCCTCATCAGTTGGCGTTTTGGCAGGCATGCCTGCGGCGGTGCGTTTGGCGCCAATCTTGGAGCCTGACATATCTGCACTGTCAAATATTTCTGATGGCGGGTAAAACGTTAAGCCTTGACTTGCCAGCTTGGCTGCGGGCTCATTAGGCGTACCAACCTTTTCAACAATGTAATTGGTAAACTGAGAGTTAAGCCAGTTGGCCGCAGCTTCATGCATTGCAGGCAATTCTTCTGCAGAAGGCAAGTCAAGCGCCGCTCTGTACTGTATGCCATTGGGCGTTTGCAAGAACTGATCGTACATTTCTAGTGTGTGCGCTGCTGAAGCTTCTCTATCACCGAATCTGGCTTTATACGCCGACAACGCCGCGCCTTCTGATGGGGCGTCAGGGTACATCTCATTAGCTTTTTGCTTAAGGAAAGACTCAAACGCTCTGCGCGCAGACGCAGCTTCAGGCTTACGCAGGATGTTGTTTTGTATCTCATCCAACGCTTGCACGGGAGTCATTGTTGTGCTGTCAATAACGTTGTTAATGATCTCTTGCGCAGGGGCGTAAGTCGCGGCGTCTGCCTTTGCAGTTGCAGGCAACGTAGCAGATGTAACCCTTGACCCTTCAGGTCGCATGGCGTACAACTTAGGATTCATTGGCTGCATGGAAGCAGGGAGCCCAGGAATAGGCGGCAACCCTTGCATTTCCCTTTGCGCCATGATGTCACCAACACTTTCAGCCACGCCTTGGAGCTTAGCGCCATACGTTGGCTGACCTGTGATTGGGTCTACCCTTTGCATGCCAGATTGCGCGTTCACAAAGTCTGTAGGTATATCCTTGATTTGCCTGCCTACTCTTGTGGCCTCAGCGCCCATAACGCGGACGTCATTAGGGGTAATTGGCGGTCTAATTGGCTGGTTCAAGGCCATAGGCCAAACGGCAGGAATCTTGGACGCGTCCATCGCCTTGGTCACATCTGTCTCAAACTCTTTGCCTAGCTGCGTTATTGGTGCTTGGTAGAACCGTCCTGTAGTAACAGGCACATAGTTCTTTTGCATCTTCATAATGCCTTGCGGATCGCCAAGTATGTCGTACATCGCCTCTGCGCCGGCGGTCTGTATGTTTTGCGCCACGTCAGCCCATGCGCCTGCAACAGGGATTGCTGGGTTAAGAGCGCGAACAGACTCCTGCATTGACTTGGCCATCATCAGCGGATTGAACTTGGTTGCCAACTCGGTGAAGTTACCTGCTGCTGCGCCTAAGGGGTCAGGCTTTGTTTGCGCAGGTGGGACTGGTTTGCCATACCCTGGGATCTGCGAAGCTGCAGACGGCGGCGTAGGCGTAGGCTTATTCTGCTTGGCCAAAGCCAATCGCATCTTGTCTAAGTCACCGCTACCCCCGTCTTCACCAAATGGTACTTCATACATAATTATTTGCCCTTAGACTTAGGTTTTGCTGCTTTTGGTTTTTCTGCTTTTGGTTTTGGCGTGCGTTTGGGCTTAAGCGCATCATCAAGACGCTCATAAAAATCATCAAACCCGTATCCACTGTACTCAAGGCCTTGGTCAAACACACTAGATAACGACTCATCAAGCCAATCTTTTCCTGCCTTGAGTAGAACTTCGTCCTCAAAACTATACGCAGTAGGCTCAATGCTATTTATTGTCTTGCGCACGTAGTCATCATACGCCAAACCCACTGCGTGATTTGCAATTTCCCAACGCTCATCTTCATCAAAAGTTTTTTGTGTGCCAAATAACTCTGTAGCTGACGCCTTTATGTAGTCATCTATAAGCCCAAGCTCCTCCAACGCAGTCATGCGGTACGCTTCTTTAGGGCGACCATCTTCCATAATCGCTGAAAGTCGTTCTTGTCTATTGCCTAATGACAACGGTAAGCTTTGCAGCTCAACGTCAGATACATACTTCTTAAGTTCTTCAATCGGAATGCCTGAATGCTCTGACAACTTTTGAAGAGTAAAGTTGTCACGCAACGTTGCAAGGCCTTCAGGGTGATCTTCGTCTCCGTATTGCGCGTATTCCCATGCCGTTGTAGCATCAGCCGCGTTCAGGTCTTCAGGTTCCCAAATACCGCGACCATATAACTCTTCGGCCAAGTCGCTTGATGTGTCAACCATCTTATCTGTTAAGAATGAAGACACAGCGCCAATGATTGCGCTCTTATCAAACGCAGGTGCAGCCTTTGCAACTTCTGCCAATGGCGACATAACCTGCGGTATGACATCTGTAACGCTAGGCATTGGTACGACTTGTTGCAATGCTGCTTGGCCTGCGCGCTTTAGTACATCGCGTCTTGACATTGGCGCGTTTAGTGCCTTGTCTGCCAAAGCCTGAAGCGGACTTGCGCTTGGTGCGGATGAAGGTGCTGCACTTGGCGCAGGCGTCGTAGGCTGTTGCTGCGGAACTGCTTGTTCAATTTGCTGAGGCGTAGGTCTTGGCGCCGATGGGGGAATCACAGCAGGCAGTTCAGCAGGCAAAGGCGTCAGGCCTAAGATCGATCGCCGTTGTAAGTTAACTGGGGGCGCGGTTGGTGGTGCTACCGGCTTCTTTGGTCGACCGAATAAGCCAACCTGCATCATGTTGGGGTCTTGGCCTAAGAATCTAGCGCCGTCGTCAAAGACAGGAGGCTCTTCATCTTCTTTAGCAAGCATCTGTGCTCGCATACGGGCCAGTTCTTCGTCATACTGCATATGGGTTTACCCTCCTTGGACGATCTTCTTCGTAGTCGTCATCAGGATTGTATACCGGGTCGATGGAAATTAACCCTAAGTCTCGCAAAAGTCTTAAAGCTTGAGATGTGGAGTCTACCAAGTCATCATGCCGAACTTCGGGGAAAGAGCATAGCTGGCTGATCAAAGGCTCGGCCCAATCACGAGCCATGCCCGCATTGACCGAGGACTCGGGAATGTAAACTCGGCCCTTGGCGATGATGGGAGCCACGATGTTAAGGCGTGTAGTCTTGTCCGCGTTCCCGGGATTGTAGCTTCTCACAGGCAGACCGGCACGTTGCAAATCTTGGATAAGCTGCGTGCCGGCTGACTTGTCCTCGATCAGGATCATGTCCACCTTTTTCCCGTGACCAAACTCGTTCTCATCACCGTAGATGGCGGTGGACTCCTCGATCACCTTGGGTCGCAACTCGGGATACTGCATGTATTCCTCCCAGCAGTCGATGAGCATGACACTCATAGCTTTGTCGGGACTTGGCCTAAAGATACCCCACACGGTGCAGGCAGTCGGGTCATTCTTGGTCTTGTCACTGGTCGCGCAGTCATAAGACTGAAGCACGTACTCAAATCTAGGCAGCGGCTTCTCGTTGTCCCACAGCTTGAACCAATCACGCTTGATGATGCCAGCCTCTTCAGGATCTAGAATCTCGGCGTAGATCTCTTGGCGTCCAAGCTTCGTGCCTTCGTACTGCAGGATCTGCGCTTTGAACGATGGAGCGAGGTTGTGGATGTTGTCGTACGTGCTG